TTTAGATGTGCTTAAATTTTTCATATTGTTTTTGGGTATTGAGCCACCAGCTGTTCTTGTTCTAGCCGCAACTTCAGCTTCACTGAGGTAAACTGGTTCACGGTCATCAGCTTCATCAGCATACATAGCCCTGTTTATTTCTGGTTGTTGACTCATTTTGGTACCACCAGTATTAATCTCAACCTTCTCCATAATTTTTCTAGCGTTAGCAATTCCTTGTGCTAATATAGCCGCTTTATCTTGAGTTTCCATATATGTTATATATCCATTTTAAAAATCCAGAACTATGATTTTCATTTATTTCAGTGTTTTCCTCATCCTCTGGTTTATTTTCTGGCGTTGGTGCTTTATAATTAGGATCTTTAAAGTTTGGGTCTGTAGGTCCAGCTGGATTACTGATATTTACAAATGAAATAGCTTTTTCGCCATCCATTTTTTTATCAGAACCGTTTGTTCTATAACCCGATTGTGGGTCAAACGTTTTAAGTTGTTTCCCAGTTGAATCGAATAGTATATCAACAGTACCATCTTTAATCTCATCCACAATAAATGTTTTCCACTTTTGATTTGCCGTGTTTGTAACACCAGTTGTTTGGTATGCTCTAAGCATCCATTTACCAGTCGCCTTACTTTTACCTAAAGCAACGGGTTGTACACGTCTATAGTTTTGTTTTGTGTACTTTTTTTCAGCTGGGTTACTAACTTTGACACCTCTATACCAAAATACAATCTCATATTTATTTTCGATTGCATATTTGATCATGTTCAGTTTATCATCGCCTGCATTTTCAATTATAAGCATAATTTTTTAAAATTAAACAACAGATGGGTCTGGATATGTATTACTATCTTTATAATTGTTAACAGCAAGTAATTTAGATCTTTCCTCAACGTCAGTAGTATTACCGATATCGCCTTTACCTTTAGCGTCTCCACTAAGTGCGTTAGGGTTTGTTGCACTATATTCAAAAGAATTTGGTTTATATTCATTGATTGGGACTAATTTACCCTCTCTTTCTTCAAAAGCAACTTGTCTTAGTTGCTCCGATGCTGGTACTTTTAAAATATTGTCAGCCATAATTAAATTTTATTTATTAAATTTTTTATTTTATTAACACTTTCTAATAACGCACTATTTGTCATTAAATCAGGTGTGTCCATTATTCTATCATCTAAACTAGTGTCAAAATCATTCCCTTCAGAATCTTTTCTGAATTGCCCATCCATACCAGCATTAGTTCTAGCTACTTTATTACCGTTAACACGCTCTCTTTCATTTTTAATCAAATCCTGTACCCATTTATTCATTACATCACCACCATTTAATTCATATTCAACTGGATTAATGCTATCACGGTCAACATTATCAAAATATGATTTAATCATGACAAGGTTAACAAACGGTTGGTTTGGATTATTCATTAAATGATTCGCCCTTTTATAACCCTTTACAGTTTTTTGGTCTGGAAATTTATTTAAAACATTTTTAATATGAACCAAAACTTCTTCAGGTAAATCATAACGATTACCGATTAGTTTAGCGTTTTCCTCATATAAAAAACCTGGTTCGTTAAGCATTGGTTATTGATTTTTGAAAATAGTCTAGTAAAACCTTTTTCTCGTCTTCGCTCATATTTTGGTTGAAGAATTCGATTAACTGATCGAATTTCCCTAAAATTAGGTTTTCTTTATCTTTAATTTCTTCGATTGTAGGTAACTGCTTTGTTATTAACTTGTCGCTTTCATTTCTTTTAGCCAACAAAGTCTCCAACATTTTAAAAGCCTTTTCCTTAGCAATTTCTTTTAGCTTATCTTTTGGATCGGCTGGTTTGACATCTTTCATCTTTGGTTTTACCTCAATAAAATAATCCTCAAAAGTATGCTCCATACCCTTTTCATATAAAAATTTATTAAATTTTTCTGGATTATCCTTACACTTATCAGCCTCATTATTAAAAGGTAGTGTTGACTCACCATAATATCTTCTATAGTTTTGAAAAACAAATGGTTGTCTTGTTTTCATAATAGTAGCATCGGTTGTGTCGTGAGTTGTTGCTGTATAATCAATGTATTTTTTATCACCACTAATTATATCACCATCTGCGTCAATAAATTCCTTAATGTCTTTATTACTTTTCATTCGATATTTTATCTATAAATATCGGTAATTTAAGTAATATTTCAATTAAACAGGAATTTCTTCGTCAAACCCAGGTAATTTAAATATAATATCATCTTCAAACCAATAATCTGGGTCGTAACTCATTTTAGCCCAGAATTCCCTTTCCATTGGTGTCGGTGTATAAAACTCGTAAAGGGTGTCTTGATCAGAAACATCATCAGGTTCATCATTAACAAGCTCAAGTTCTGAGCGAAGAAACATTTTCTTGTCTTCTGGTTTTGTTATTAGAATCTCATTTCTATGGGCTAATGGGAAAGCCACTAAAAGAGGTTCAACCTTTTTATTAAAAGAATCCAAATATTTTGGTACATTATATTCACCAACGAAGTTTGGTTGGTTTTCTATGATGTCATTCGGAACCAATGATGCGTACATGTTACCGTGTTTATCCACAGTGGAATCACCATGTGATTTAACTTTACCGTTATTTACGTAATATATCGTATCACCTAAATTAACACTTAAGTTATTTATAATCGCAAGTTCCATATGAGCTTGTTTAGGTAATTCTCTTCCATTCTTATCAGTACCACGGTTTGTATAACTCTGTATCGATTTTTTAACCCTAGCTTTTGTTGCGATTTTGGCTAAAGGAATTTCTTTGTTGTATATTTTTTCAGCGTATTGATGGTAGTATTGTACAAAATCATAACCCTGCCCATTCAATAGCATTTTCATACCCTTACCCAAAAATTCTTCAATATAAACAGGCATCGCTTTTGATTTGATACTATTACCAGTTAAACTAACAGAACCATCATCCTCTAATAAAGCGTAGTTCTTTCTGGATAAGTTAATCGTTGCTGGCCAAATACCGTCCAAACCAAGACCCATTTCACCACGCATGTAAGTGTCATTAAATTCAGCTACCACAGCTTTAACACCAGTGTACTCTTCACCAGCTTCAACCTCATCATTTAAACCTCTACCAATGTAAAAGAATGGTTCACCATTCTTTGGTGCCATGAAGTTAACACCATCCGTATCAAGTACCAAAGGTGTGTACCCCTTCTTAACAAAGAATTTAACCATTAATCTTAGATATTGCCTAGCCGTACAAGTGATACGCTCACTGACATCGATTTCAGCCCACTGGAATGCCATAGGAGCACCAAGGGCACCGAACATCGAGTTAATAAAGATCTTAAGTGGTAACTGTTTACGTTTATATTTGTCGGCCAATTGGTAATTACCCTCTTTTTTATACTTGTCTGATAATTTTTTAGCTGTAAAACGTTCGGTGTGAAAGTATTTTAACATCGATTTCATTGCACCATTAATATCAACGCTTGGGAATACATCGTGGGCCAACTGAATAGCTGGGTAAAGTGAATTGTAGTCCATCTTTCTTAAGGTGGTTGAGTACCCGACTTTGAATAGTCTTGACAAACCGCCAGTGTAATCTCTTTTTGTGTCAGACACGGGTATAGCTAAATCATTTTCAAATGAATATGCCATCATAAGTAATTTCCATAAACCAGCTGTACCCATTGTTGAAACCCTTTGGTATGTGGTTGGTACCAACTTAGCCAATAAGAATGATGATTGGTTGTAAACGGCATCAACTTCCATGGTCTCCCATAAGTCATCAATTAAGTAACGCTCAACAATATATTTACCATCAACTTCCTCAAATGTATCGATATATTGGCGAAGCGCACTTAAAAGGTTTTTAAGATATGTAAATGTTTTTGGCGCTTTAAAATCTAACTGAGCTAAACCAGTACCAATCCCCATTTTAGGAAATACAATAGTTTTACCCTCTTTAATTTTTAGAATTATCTGATTTATATCAGCATCAATTAATTTCTTATTATTATCATAATCAGCGTCATTAAAATAAGATTCTGGTGTCGTATCTGGTAAGTTTTTAGTTACGATACCGATAACATTTGGTTCGCCACGCATTTCCTTTGCTTGTCCACCAAGCCCTTCTCTCTCTACGTTGTCACCAAATATGAATATTTTATCAGGGTTTGCTTGAATATGATCCCTTGTGATATAATCCATAAACTCTAAAGCTGGTTTTGTTTTACAGTACGAACCAGTTCTATCGTCAAAGTAGAACTTATTTTCAGAATACCAGGTGTTACCGATTTTATCACCAACAATATATACACGATTATTTTTAGCAATTTTGTTATACTTACAAACATACTTTAATCCAACCGATTTCATACTTGAATCAATCGCTTGTGCACGCCTAGCGGAGTGAATGATGTCAATGATGCTATAACCAAACATATTAGTTTGCGTATACTCTTCCACCTCATTACCAAGTTTAAGCATACTTTTTTCCTTTCTTTGTATAAGTTCACCTGTTTTAAGTGTTATAGCAATATCTCGGATATCTAACCCTAGTTTTTGGCAACGCACAAAAAAGAAATCCCAGTCAAAGTTAGCGCTATTATAACCAGCAATGATTGTTGGTTTTATTTCGTTAATCTTCTCAAAGAATTTTATAATACCTTGTCTTTCTGATTCATCATTATCTTCAATCGGAATAATTTCTTCAACACCTTTATTTGTGTAGATACCGATCAAAAATATTCTATTAATTTCTGGGTCTAAACCAGTTGTTTCTAAGTCAAATATAAACTTATGGATGTCATCATATTCCTCAAACCCCTTAAATAAACGTTTACCAGTGTGTATGAAATACTGTTCAACTGGTGATATCATTAAAAAGTGTGTGTTAATGTCGTTTCTTTTATCATAAACAAAAATACCACCTTCTCTAAAGAAGTCTAGCATTCTCTTATGACCCTGCGTACAAGTAACTAGATATTTGTAACCATCAACAAGTTTCTCATGGTCACCATGTTCAAGTACTTTAATATCAATACCATATCTTTGTCTAGCTGCCTTAATTTTCGAATCACTATTTCCATAGAATTTGGTTAGCTCCTTAACCTTATTAAGGTTTTTTATCCACATAAAAGCCAATAATGGCTCTGTTTCAATGTAGTTACCCCTTTCTGGATCTTGTTTAACCTTATGGATCAGATTAGTTTCAGCATCGTATTCAACGTTGACAATGTATTTCTCATCGTCATGCCCACTAAGGAACTTTTCTATATCTTCAAGCGAAATCTTATACTCAGCCATTATTCATTATTTTGGCACAAATATAGTAATAATCTTTTAATAAAGAAATTTTTTAAGAAAAAAAATATAAGTTGTTGTTTTAAGCGATATCAGTTCTGATGAACGAATCTAAAATGTGGATATACAAATCTTCTTGTATAGGTGCTATTAACTCACCATAAACAGTTAGTGGGTCAGCTAAATCAAACAGTGTCAATTTAAACTCACCTAAGAACACACCTGGTTTATCCGTATCATCTTTAGTAAATTGGTAAACTACGATGTAATTTTTATTACCATTCTCATCACAAGGGTTTTCAAGTACAACCTTAGCTTCTTTATTTGCGACTTTATAAACACCTGTTTTTTCGTCTTTCATTGCGAAAGTTGCCACACAATTTTCGATTAACTCCTCAAAACGTCTAAAATCATTACGCCCATCTCTAAAAACTTTCATTTTTAAAATAGGTAGCGTTGAGTTTTGTCTTATACTGAATATCATTAGAATAATTTATTAATAAATATCTTTCTACCACCCTTTATTGTTCTTAAATCGTAAATATTAGCAAGACTACCAACTATTTTTTTAACTTCAACACTATACAAAGGTACGCAATACATTTGTAGATCTTTAACACCACCTAAAAATGTCCCAGCAAAAAATTTCTCAAGTACCGTGTTTATTTTTTTAGTTTCATCTAAATATAGTGCATCTAATAGGTTTTGTGTCCCACCACCAAATGATATATTAAACGGTACACCTTCTTGATATTTACTTTCAACATCCAATTCATGTGGCGTTACCTCAACAAAATCATAGTGTCTTAAAACCATGAAACCGTTTAGGTATATTGATAATGTTCCTCTTCTATACTTACCATACAGTAATTCACAAGCATTATCATATGCAAAATCTCTTTCAAACACAGCGCTAACATGCAAAAACTTTTTTTCGTCAACATCTATAACAGGTTTTTTTGTGTAACCCTCTTCTATCGTAAAGTATTTTGTAACTATTAATGATATCGTGTGGTTTATACAAGGATCGTCTGGTTGTAAAATGAAAGAATTTGTTGTTATACCACTAACCTCTTGTGTTTGACCAGTGTAGCATATATCTGTTGGGTATATTGTCCTATAACCAATTTTACCATCATCAGTTACCCTTAAACCAAATGCATTGTAATATAAATCGGAGTACTCTTGGTGGTATTGTAAAACCTGTGATTCTGGTGTATATCTTCTACCACTATACATTAAACCATTGTAGTAGTTGAAATAACCGATGTATTTTGAGAAGCCGTTTAATGTCACCATACCATTGTATGTGTATATATTTTGTAGCTCTTTTGGTATTATGGAATAGTTATCTTTTAATTTATTAACCTCAACAACCGTTTTGTCCGCATATTTGTTTTCGGCTCTGGTACCCATGTAAAAAATAAAACCAGTATTACCCGTAAACATCTCATTTAAAGTGACCCCTGTGGTTGATCCAGTTGTGCTTCCAGTTGTGCTTCCAGTTGTAACCCCCGTTGTCGATCCAGTTGTTGATCCAGTTGTGTTCATTGGGAAGTGTAATAACATATTAACACTAAAACCCTTTCTACCTCTAGTCGGAAACCATTCAACTGGTTGTTGATATATCTTAAAAAACCCTTGGTAAAAACCACCATTTAATTGATTGTAATACACACCATTATCAATTTTTATATGATCGATCTCGTATGTAAATTGACCAGTATAACCAGAAACCTCATGAAAACAAAAGGTATCACCACTCTCAACAACATAAGTTATATCTGAGTCAATTGTCCCGTTTCCATTTGGGATGAAAAAATTATCATAACCATTAAGTCCGATATAATCCAACTCAACGTTTTCTGCCTGTACAATACCTGGTCTAGAACATAAACCCTCAGTAACATCAATTTTAATTAAATGACATTCACTATAATCACGATAAAAATCTCTACAATCTTTTGTGACGGTTAAATCAAAATACTCACTATTATCCAGGGCCGTATGAAACATTATATAATCTTAATTGGTTTTTGGAACGCTCTGTATTTAAGAGCTTTGTTAATCTCTTCAGCTTCAGTAGACATTCTTTTAAGAATTTCCAATGGGTTTAACTTAAACATCCTGTCCTCTAATTCTTTTTTAAGTGTAACCATTTCATCTTTACCTTCTGATAAAAGTGATTGGTATTCGATTTCCATATTTGCATCTGGAACTGGTATTTTACCACCAAATGTACCTCTTACTCTACCTAAAGTTTCTTTACATAAAGCAATAAAGTATCTTCTAATCCAAATCTTAGCTGGGTCATTTAAATCATCAAAATCAACATTATCCAAAGGAACATCCATTGGTGACTTAATAATATCCTTGTTTTTTGCCAAACAATCATCTTTTATCAATGGGTTAATATCATAATACCAGTACCAACATTTACCTTGCTCGACCATGGCACCTCTAAAATCAAATTTACCACCAGGTGTGTTCATTAAGTGAAGATATTTTTTACCATCAGGTGCGTTTGTAATTTTGTAAATTAATTCAGAACGAATCATCCTGTTTTTAAGGTTTCTATCCGTTGTTCTCATTAAAATATCAAAGGCTGGTAGAATATAGTAACTACCTAAACCCATGTATTCAGCACCAAATTGGTTATTCCAAACTCCTAAAAATGGGTCGATAACCGACTGATCTAAAGAAGCTGGGGTGAACCACAACACCTCATTTATCTCCCTATTTGCTGGGATTTCATACATTTGTTGGCCTTTAACCAACTCAACGTAATCTTTTTTAAGGACATAACCACCCTCTCCAGCACCCAAACCAACTATTTTTGAATACGAGTATGTGTATTGTGTAACCAAATCGAAAGTTCTATAAAGAAAAGCTCTTGTTAGGTCAGCTTCGGTAATGTTCAATCCGATTAAGCTAGGCCATTGATGTTCAATCAACCAGTTATGTATAAACTCAACATAATCCTCAGTGGCAATTTCAAGCAATGAATCCATTTGCTCGTTTTCTAATTGTATTTTTCTAATTGGTGCCCCAAGCCTATGTTTAGCCTGTTTGTATATTTTTTCTTTTTCAACTGGATTTATTTTCATTTCACTAATATTTATTATAAATACTTTCAAATAAACAAACAGTATGATAAATAAAAAAATTGAGCGTTCTTTAGTTAGATTTAAAGAATTATTTGGTTATCGACTAAACGAATCGGTGGATATTAATGAGGTTGATTGGGATAACGAATTTAGTGACGTTAAAAAAAGTTGTTTATCACCAGAGTCAGTTGTTAGTATGTTAAACTCACAATTAAACAGACTGAGTAAACCTTCAAAAGATAGGGGTAAGATAAGTGCGAATGAACCCATTATTAGTGGTGGTAACATACCGACCGATAACGAGGGTGAAATTGATATCGAGCATTTTATCAAACAAATAACAGCGTTACCAAAACAAATATTTGACAGGAACCCTAAAATGGAAAAAAGTGATAAGGGTGGTTTGCAATACACCGTTAACACTGGTATACCCGCATTGAGGAGTATTCTTTATGATAAAGAGCAAGGTAAATTTTATACAATTAATACTTGCCCTGGTGCTGGCACGTGTGCGATTGACTGTTACGCTAGAAAAGGTTTTTATATCATGAATGATGGTAAGAACCTAAAATACACCCAAAGACTTAATTTATTATTAAACGATCCTGAAATGTATGAAAATATCATAATGGATGAATTAGATCCGTTGGCATACACTTTAAGCAGACAATCAAAAAAAGATAAGGTTGATATTAAAATGATCTTAAGATGGAACGATGCTGGTGATTTTTTCGCTAAAAAATATTATGACATCGCAATTAGTGTTACAAACCAATTACTTAAAGCTGGTTATAACGTTGAGTCTTATGCATATACAAAGATGGGTGATATAGCTAACATAGCGGATCCAAACTTTGTTATGAATTTTTCGGATGATGCGAATAAAAAAGAAACAGCTAAAGTTAATACAGACACAGCCAAAATTTCTAAGATAGTACCAAAAGAGTTATTTAAAGATATCTTTAAAAAAGAAGGCCCTCATTATGTTAAGGATGAAAAAGAAAAGGCAACCTTTATTGATAATGAGGCTAAAGAAACGCTAAAAAATCGTGTTAGTATTAAATATAACATACCATACGAATCAATTGTTTATACTGATGAATTACCAGCGACACAGGGTGAACCTTTAAAATACAATGTGGTTGTATTACCTACTGGTGATAGTGATGTTGGTGCACAAAGAAAAGATGTTAAAGGTAGTTATCTACTACAACATTAACGTCTAAGGTGCATAATAACTTCTTTGCCTACAGAAATTTGTTCTTCTGATGGGTTGTCACCCATAATTGTACTGATAATTTTCATCTTACTTTGAAGCGCCTTATACATAATCATGTCTAATGTGTCAGCAAATAATGGATAAATGATGTGAACTTGATTTTGTTGGCCAATTCTATGTGCCCTATCTTCAGCTTGCATGTGGTTAGCTGGTGTCCAATCCAAATCATTAAATATCACAACATTACCCTCAGTAAGTGTCAAGCCAACCCCAGCCGCAATAATATTACCTAAAAAAACTTTTACTTTATCATCATTTTGAAATGATTCCACAGCTTGTTGTCTTTTTTCTTTAGATACGGATCCATCGATTGTCACAGATTTTTTACCAAAATGAGCCTGTAATTCTTTAATAGTGTTTGTAAAACAACTAAAAATTATGACTTTTTGGTCATTTTCAAGCATTTCTTCGGCCATTTCAATTGTATGAGCAATTTTATCGTAGGATAATAATTGTCTAACTTTAATAAGTTTTGTTAAGTGATCCGTAATTGTTGGTTTCTCACCAGCGGCTTCCATTTCTTCAATCCAAGCCTCATACTCATCAATATAAGCGTTGTAGCTGGTCGAAAATTCCAATGGCAGGTACACAGGTTTGATAGTTTTTTGTGGTAAATCAATGGAATCGTTTTTAGTTCTTCTCAAAATAACATCAGAAGAAAAATCTTTTAATTCTTCTAGATTTGACGATCCTGAACAAACCCAATATTTTTGTTTAGTACCTTTACGGTTGAATTGTCTACCAGCACAATATCTTTTAACATAACCAACCCAATTAGCGGCAACAGGTGAATCACACAAATACAATAGATTATAGAAATCAATTGGTTTATTTGTGATCGGAGTACCTGTTAATAACCATCTTACTGGTACTTTCATCGCAAAATCATTAAAGATTTTGGTTCTATTTGATGCAGCGTTTTTAAGATAGTGTGCTTCATCAGCAATAACCAAATCAAATTTATGGTAATCTATTGGTGAAACTGGTAAATCAGCTGTTTTAACCCCACGTCTTGGTAAATGGTGAAAGTTTTTAAGAATATCATAATTAATTATGGTCCATTTTTTAACGGTTAGGTTACTACCGTCAACAACACTGATATTATCTGGCGAGTCATAATTTGAGATTTCAATCTTCCAGTTAAGTTTAAGTGATGCGGGGCAAACAACTAAGATCTTTTTAAATTGACCTTCTATGGCCGCAATAATAGCGGATGTTGTTTTACCTAGACCCATCTCATCAGCCAATATGAATTTATCATTCATTAACAACTTTTTAATCGCTGTTATCTGGTGTGGTTTTGGATCCCTTTCGTACTTTGTTGGGTCTATTTCTGGTTCTGGCTTACTAACTTTAACACATTCTTTTGATATGTAAAAGGTATAATATTCATCACAACCCTCTTCAAAACAACCAAAAACATGTAAAAAACTATCTTTTCTACTTAATAATTTATTTATAAAAATCTTATCTGGTATAAAATCTAACTTTAATTGTTCGGCAATAAAAGGCCTACAAGATTTGCTGATATCAAAAAGTTTATTAACAACAACTGGGTCAACATGACCATTTTTAACAATATAATCACTTTGATTTTTTGTTGGTATGAAACTTTTGCTTGTAAAATATGTTTTTTGTATCCCTAAAATATAGTCATTGGTTCCTTTGTAAACCTTCAATATATCTAGAGCACGTTTTTCTATTGGTAGCTGCATTATAATTCTTAATTCATCGAACTTATTATTACTCAATAATAATAAATTTTTATGACAAAGTCAATTCATTAATAAATGAAAGTATTTATATATAAAGGATAATGGAAAGAAAAACTAGAATACCAAATACTAGGTTGAATAGGTTTTACGATGAAGAGGATTTTCAACTTGAGCTTGATATGGCAACAGAACTAATCGAGGGTGATATGAATTTTACTGTTGTTTTATTTAGAATTGATCGTGTTAATACGCAGATGGATGATGTATATATGGAAAGTAATTCTAGTGATATAAGGTTTAGAGCTCCTGTTGAACTTAAAGTTATATTAAATTTAGCTAGTGGTGAAAACAAATCATACTCCCCTAACGGTAACTTGAGATACAAAGATTACGGTAATTTAGAGTTTACAGTTTTACAGAAACAGTTAGATGAAAAGAATGTTGAAATAAATTATGGTGATATTGTTGGGTATTCTGACAAACAAAACAATTTTAAATACTTTACAGTTTTTGATAATAATACAATAAACTCAGATAACCCTAGTACACAATTTGGTTATTCTGGATATTTCAGAAAAATTAAGTGTACTAATGTTGATCCAAACATATTTAACGGTATATAACTATGGCATTACCAGGATCTTTTAAGAAAAACATCAATATCACGAGAGATCGTGCCAATATTGAGTACCCTTACTCGATGCAAAGCGGTGCGGCTGAGAATATGAAGGATATGATCACTGATAAAGACACTTATCTTCCTAAAGGTGTATTACATATTGATTTAGATAGGGGTTTTAAAGAGTTTGTTAATAGCAACTTAAAATTATCTCTTGATGGTGAGGAAGTGCCAGTATTTATGATGGGTATACAAAAATGGAATGAGTTCTCACAAACTTGGAAATTTTCTGACGAATATAAAAACCTTAAAATACCTTTTATTAATATAGTAAGAAATCCAGACACAAAATATGGAACAAACCCGTCTTTAATTTATAACATACCTATTGGTAAGCACTATACATATGCAGAGGTACCAACTTGGGATGGAAATAAAAAGGGTGTTGATGTTTATCAAATACCGCAACCAATACCCGTTGATATAATGTATTCGGTTAGAATATTCGCTTATAGACAACAAGAACTTAATAAATTTAACACTTTGGTTCTTAAAAATTTTCAGAGTAGGCAAGCATATACGATTGTTAATGGGCATTATATCCCAATTATTTTAGAAGATACGTCTGATGAGAGCCAAGTAACTGATTTAACGAATAAGAGGTTTTATGTTCAGCTTTACACTTTTAATTTACAGGGGTTTATTTTGGACCCAGATGATTTTATCGTGACACCAGCTGTTAGTAGAACATTCACATTAACCGAAAACACGTAAAAATAATCAAACTTTTTTTAAAATGAACCGATCTTACGGTTTTTTGGTAAAAAATGTGATATTTATGAATAAGTAAAATTAAATAATAAATAAAATTAACTAAATATGGCAAACAAAGTTTATGCATCTCCAGGTGTTTACACAACAGAAAAAGATTTAACTTTCACTACCGAAACAGTGGGTGTTACTACTTTAGGTGTTGTTGGTGAAACCTTAAAAGGTCCAGCATTCCAACCAATTTTCATTAGAAACTTCGATGAGTTTAAGACAACATTCGGTGGAACAAATCCAGAAAAATTTAAAAATACACAAATTGTTAAGTATGAATTACCATACATAGCAAAACAGTATTTAACACAATCAAATCAATTGTACGTAACTAGACTACTAGGTTTATCAGGATATGAAGCTGGTATGGCTTGGACTGTTAAAACTTTAGGTGCATGCGATGAGTCAACATTATCACACACAGGTATTACACAAACTCAATTTGAGTTTCGTTTCAATACTGCGACTAACGCATTCTATGTTATTGAAAACAGTACTAATATTGACTTAATCGACTATATCGCTAATTTAACTGGTGTTGACGCTACTGAATTTGATTCAGTATTTAATACATTTTTTACTACAATTGGTGGTTATACTGGCGCAGATTTCTACGATAAAGATCATGCAATGTACTGGGGTTTATTAACTGACGACTTGCAGACTGAAATAGATACTGACGCTAATACGATAAACTTAAGTTTACCAATTTATGTTGACGCTTACGAGTTACCAACTACGGTTCCAGCTGCTGATAGAGACGCTTATGTTTTAAACAATGAATTAGTTTACGACACAGCTACTCAAACATACAGCGGACCAAGTTTTGGTTTATTCTGTCACACGTTTAGTGCAGCTGGTGCTAACACCATTAAAGGTAAAGTAGAGTTATATAGAATGACTTTAAGTTGCGATCCTTTTGCTGAAGGTCATAACAAAACTATGGCTACTGTTAGAAGTAGAGGTAATTATGTTTCTGATGTATTAAAATACAAAGTTAACACATTAGACATGGTTGCACCATTAGGTTTAGATAGTGATCCTTATTTAGCATTTGATTTAACTGGTACAACAGCTAACCCATCAGGTAGCACTTTCTCATACACAGTTTCTTTGAAAGAAGGTAACGCTAACTACATTAAAAATGTAATTGGAACTACACCCGCAAACAAAGATTCTTTAATTTATGTTGAGGAAGTTTATGATAAATCATTGAAAATGGGTTACTTAGAAGGTAAAATTAAAGGTTTGTATACAGAACTTACTTCGGTTAATAACTGGGATCACTATAAATTCCAATATCAATCGCCTGTTACACCATTTATCGTTTCGGAATTAAGAGGTGGTTTACCACAAAGATTATTTAGACTTATCTCAATATCTGACGGTACGACAGCAAACTTTGAAATTAAAGCATCTATTGCGAATGTTGATTTATCTAAAAAGACATTTGATATCTATATTAGATCATTCAGTGACTCTGATAGAACACCTGTTTTGTTAGAAAGATTTACTGACTGTACAATGGATGAAAGTTTAGATAACTACGTTGGTAGAAAAATTGGTACTATTGACAATAAATACCCATTGAAGAGTAGTTACATCGTTCTTGAGTTAGCGGTTAACGCTCCAATTGATGGTGTGCCCGCTGGTTTCGAAGGTTATGAGTTTAGAACTAATAACGTAACTGGTTACACTGAAACTCTTGTTCCAGAATTACCTTACAAATTAAAGTACTACGCACCTGGTGATACAATTTATAACCCACCATTTGGTAACGCTGTTATTTCTAGCGGTGATAGAATTCCTAAAAACTATTTAGGTTTCTCAAGCCAATTCGGATTTGATAAAGATTTATTACTATTCAAAGGTAAAGTTAGTATCTTAGGTGATAACGCATACAATAGTGGGGATGATTACTCAACAAAAACTAAAGGTTTCCACATGGATATCAACGCACAATCAATCGTTGACTCTGTAACTGGTGAACAAGTTTTTGCTACTGGTGTGGCTTCATTTAACGATGCGGTAACTGTTGATGGTACAGTTTCTCACCCATACAATAACATGAGAACAAGAAAATTCACAGTATTATTCTCAGGTGGTTTTGATGGTTGGGATGAGTACAGAGTTAACAGAACAAACACAGACGAATATAAAATCGGTAGAACTGGTTTCGTAGCTGGACAATTTGATACATTCACAAATGTTGAATACGCTGAATTGTTTGGTACATCTGATTACTACGCTACAATGTATGGTATCAGAACATTCCAAAATCCTGAAGAAATCGCTATTAACATCTTAGCAACACCTGGTATTGACGTGTTAAACAACACTGACTTGGTTAGAGATGCAATTGAAGTGGTTGAAGAAAAGAGATTGGATGCTATCTACTTACCGACATTACCTGATATCAAGTTGTTAAACAATAATAACCCTTCAGATACTGAAAGTTGGTACTATGCTGAAGATATCGTTAGCGAATTAGAGAACACTGATATTGACTCTAACTACACTGCGGTATACTACCCATGGATCCAAATTACAGATACAGACAATAACGCAAACTTGTATATCCCACCTACTGCTGAAGTAGTAAGAAATATGGCTTATACTGATAACGTAGCGTTCCCTTGGTTTGCAACTGCTGGTTACAATAGAGGTTTAGTTAAATGTAATAGAGCACGTATTGTTCTTGACCAAGAGGCTAGAGACGTATTATATCCTGGTAGAATCAACCCATTGGCTACTTATTCAGACGTTGGTGTTGTTATCTGGGGTAACAGAAACTTACAAGTTAAATCAAGTGCTCTTGATAGATTGAACATCAGAAGATTGTTGTTACAAGCAAGAAGATTGATCATGAGTGTGTCTAAAAGATTGTTATTCGATCCAAATGATACCACAGTTAGAAATCAATTCTTGTCTTTAGTTAACCCAATTTTGGATAACATCAGAAAAGAAAGAGGTTTAACAGACTTTAGAGTAAGTGTTGCTATGGATATTGAGGATACTGATAGAAATACGTTGAGAGGTAAGATATTTATCAAACCTACACCAACTTTGGAATTCATTGAACTTGAATTTACAGTAACTCCACAAAACGTATCATTTGATAATATATAATAATACTGGGGGTATTTAACAGTACCCCCATATTTTTACCGTTGACGGATTACTGAACACGGTAAAAAGAAAGTAGCAAAGAAAAATAATATAATAGTACTATATATAATATCTTATATAATATAATATTAATAGAATAATATAATATATATAAAGTATAGTACCATCGTTAATACCCTTAACAAAAATAAGCATAAAAAGGTGAAAAGTCAAGTATTTTGAAATATTTTTTAAAAAAGGTGTACAAAACGAAAAACAAAGATATTTATAAAAAAGAATAAAACAAAACTAAATAAATAACAATATGGCTAACTTACTAATGAAAATGCCTGTTCCTTACGAACCAAAGAAAAAGAATAGGTTTATCTTAAGATTTCCAAGTTCACTAGGTATCAACGAATGGTTTGTGATTTCAACATCAAGACCGAAAGTAACAATAAATGAAGTTGAGATTCCTTTCTTGAATACATCAACATATGTTGCTGGTAGATTCAACTGGGAGTCAATTGACGTTACGTTCAAAGATCCTATTGGACCTTCAGCTGCCCAAGCATTAATGGAATGGGTTCGTCTACATGCTGAATCTGTAACAGGACGTATGGGTTATGCCGCTGGTTATAAAAAAGACATTGAATTGGAAATGTTAGATCCGACAGGTGTTGTTGTTGAGAAATGGATCCTTCAAGGAACATTCTTAACCAATGTCGACTTTGGATCGTTAGAATACAGTGATGACGAAATCGCAGATATCTCCGCTACATTAAGAATGGACCGTTGTATCTTGGTTTACTAAGAGAGATTGCACAAGATTACAAGAGGGGACGCTATGCGACCCCTTTTTTGTTTTTATCCGTTTAATAATTTACTATGCTTACCAACAAAAGTGTTAATTTTCTCCGTTAGGATTTTTCTGTCATCCATTTCATGCTCCCAAATGACCAGTAAGGTGTATGAGAGGTCAAATTTGACGAGTTTAACCTTGTACTGATCATTCTTAAGGTTTGCTCTTTGAAAAGCGTACTTAGGCTCTGGATTGTGTTTTTTACAGCAATGGTAAAAACAACCATGAGTCTCAACCAGAATACTATGTTCATTAAGTAAAAAATCAAATTCTCTTTTCTTAAACATAAAATGTTGCTCAAACTTAACACCTAATTCGGTAAGCAGTTCAGCAAACTTAACCTCAAGATTTGAGGTACCATTCATTTTCTTCAACATTTTTTTTGTTTTACCTTTCTTTTTTGCCATACGTTCGTATTATTACTTAGATAAGTACCGTTAAATTACGGGTAAACAGTAAATTTAAAAAAAAATACCGTTTACACTATTTAATAATATACTATAATTAATTAAAAAAGAAACGAATATGGATAATTCACAACAAGTTTACTTTGAACCAGCACATGACGTTATTAGTTTACCGTCTGGTGGTAGATTCTACAAGAATAAAAAAGATTCAGTTAAAGTTGCCTACATGACAGCTTCTGATGAAAACATTTTAACATCACCAAACTTACTTCAAAGCGGTAAAGTTCTTGATGTATTATTAGAAAAGAAAATTTTAGATAAAGATATCAAAGCTGGTCAATTGTTACCAGGTGATAGAAACGCTATTATTTTCTTTTTAAGAGCAACAGGTTATGGTGAGATGTACCCTGTCGAGTTGTCTGACCCTAAAACAGGTGAAAGATTTGTAACCGATATTGACATCAGCCAATTACCAACAAAAGAATTAACTATTACACCAGATGAAAACGGTGAGTGTTCTTTTACTTTACCAAAATGTAAAAAAGTTGTTAGGTTTAAATACTTAACCGCTGAAGAGGATGAAAAATTAGTTAAAGATGATTCTTCCAGAACTAAAAAAATAGGTTCAAGCGCTATTAGTCAAATCATGACCCTTAGATTACAAAATCAAATTACAGAGGTTGATGGTATTAGAGATAAAAACGCTATCATACAATTTGTTGAATCAATGTCACCAATGGACTCTGCCGAATTTAGAAAACACTTATTCGACAACGAACCAGGCCTTGACTTAACGATTAATGTAGAGGCTCCTAGTGGGGAATTTTTTTTTGGTGAACTTCCTATTACAGCCAAATTTCTTTGGCCTTACGTCTGATTATAGACAGCAAATGATGTATGAGTCATACATCTTAGTAAAACATGGAAATTTTACTTATGCTGATGTAATTGGGATGCCAATCTTTGAAAGAAGAAAGTTTATTGAAATATTGATGGAAGAAAATACTAAAATCAAAGAAGCTAGAGATAGAGAGATGCAAAAAGCTAAATCTAAAAGAGGATAAAAGAAACCCACTATAAAGGTGGGTTTTTTGTTTTTCTAGATATTTATTAATAAAAACATTTATGAAAAAATATGTTATAACAGAAACACAACTTAAAACCATTGTTGAGAAGTATGAACCAGTCCCTAAAGAGGTGGTTAAATCAGCACCAATGACGTTTCAAAATTTTATAAACGCCATTAAAATGGAGAAAGATGGTGGTCAGACAGACAAAGGTGATTTAAAAAGTTTTGTTAGTGCTAAGATGGCTGGTTCTAGAGCTGAAAAATACTTGGATAAAACTGATGATGCTTTAGATAGGATAGCTGGTGACTATGGTAGTGTTAAGGGTTATAGTCTTGTTAATGATGACCCTGTTTTAGGTGATGCCGAAGATTTATCAATAATTGTAATATCACTAGTTTACTATTTTTATAAAGAAGGTCAATTACCTAGCTTTAAAATTAAAGACGTTCGAATGGATCTTGATAAAAACTATAATATAATTAAAACTAAAGGTCTTAATGATTTTAAAACATTATTGAGATCTAGATTTGAATCCGATTGGATTGTATCTGAAATGCCAAATAACGAAAACGAGGCTTTGATAAGTACGCCAACTGGGTCTATTCAAGTACACGCAAATATACTTGGCGGTATGGCGACTTTAGTTAAATTTAATTTTATGGATAGCCCAACTTTAAATAAATTTTATAGAGACATAATCACGGATAGAGAAACCATGAACAAAATTAAAAAAGCTATTGGTAAAAATGTTATACCAAAATTAAATAGCGGTAGTTTAGAATTCTCATTTTAATAAATGGCTCAAGGAGATATAGCGGCAAAATTAGATAAGATGCTTAAAGAACTAGATTCTTTAAACAATGGGAACGCTATATCACAAAAAGGGAAAGAACAGGCTATTGAAGATGTTTTAGCTTCATATTCGAATGCTATTGATAAGAGAAAAGAAGCTTATAAGTATGATCTTAGACAAGATAAAATATCAACATACTTTAAAAAAATCTACGAACACAATAGAAATATACTCAAAGAAAGACAAAAACAAAAATTAGAACAAGAAACTATTGAGAACTTAATAAACGAGTATAAGGAAAAAGAAATTGAGGCCTCAAAAAACCAAAAAACAGAATTAAGTAAATATCTTCTCAAAAGAAGAACACAATTAGAAGTTGAAAAGGTGGTAAATGAAGCTGTCAATGACGCATCTAATACAGCCGAAGCCGCTGGTAAGTCTGGTAACCCTTATTTAGCCGCAGTTGTTGTAGCTGGTGGTGCGATATTTACCGCAGTTAAAACACTAGCCAATGCCTCACTTGGTTTATTTAAAATTGTTGGCGGTTTTGTTACCGATATGTTTGGTGCTGATTTGGGTATTGGTGCTGTTTATGAGACATTTCTAAGGATGCAAAAAATTAGCGGTGATTTTTCAGCAAATGCTGGTTTAATCGCTTCTGAATCTGAAAATTTTCTTGGTAATATGCCAAAAATAATGAATGAAGTTCTTGATGTTGGTGGTACTATTGAACAAATTGGTGAGGTAATGGATACATTATCTAATGTAACTAGTAAAAATAGAATGTTTACTGGTAAACAATTTAAAAGTATTATTGAATTAGGCCTTGGCACTGGTCTAGGCGTTGAGGAAGGTTCAGAACTTATAGGAAACTTTGATAATTTAGGGTATTCGTTAGATCAAACACTTGAATTAACGGATTACGCCAGAAACAAAGCTATGAGAGTATCCCAAAACCAAACTGGTGTACTTAAAAAAGTAAATCAATTAGTTGTATCATTAACAGGATATGGTATATCTAGGGGTTTAAAAGGTATGACCGATTTGGTTGTAAAGACTCAAAAATTAAGGATTGATGTTGTTAAAAGTGTTGATTCATTTAAGGATGCTTTTACGGACCCAGAAATTGCTGTTGAAGCAGCTGCAACCGCTAAACTACTTGGTGGTAAATTCGCATCTTATTTTGGCGACCCATTTACATTAATGGGTAAAAGTGTGCTTGAACCAGAGGAATTAACAGCTGATTTATTAGAGGCTTTAAAAGATAAAGCGTTTAAAGGTAAAAATGGGTTTCAAATATCCCCAGCTGATCGTGAAATTATTAGAAACTTTGCGGAAGCCGTTAACCAAGATCCAGATGAATTAATGACTGGAGCAATTGAACAAGCAAAATTTGCTGATAAAATAGCTGCGTTAGATAATAAAGGTTTTTCAGCAACAATGAATGAAGAGCAAAAAGATTTGATAACAAATTTAATGACTTTAAATGAGAATGGGGGTTATAGTATTAGATTATCAAACGGTATTATTAAAACACTCGAAGAAATACCAAGTATAAACACAATAAACCAAATTTTATTACAAGATAGAAGAAATGAAAAATCAGCTTTGTTAAGAAACACATTAGCTGAAAGAATTGGTATCGCCATTGACAGATTTAATATAGGGTTTTCCGAAGTATTTGTTGTTTTAGATAAGTATTTTAAAAGATACAGTACAATAGAAAACTTAGATAGCACTGTTGGTAGTGTAAGTAGCGGTATGATTGATTGGTTAACCATGCAATTCTCAAACAACGGGGATTGGGGTTTATTTATTAGAAAAGGGCTTAAAGCGGCAAATCAATTTATTGATAAACTATTATCTTTTTGGCAAGACCCAGATTCTAGTTTAATTGACGCACTATCGTCATCAATGGAAGCTATACAAAAAATGTTAAAAACACATTTACTACTACCTTTAAAATTCTATGGTGGTAAGTTGGTACAAGCTATTGGTGAGGGGCTTTCCGAAAACACCTATGGGCTTGTTGGTAAAAAAATACAAAAAGCTGGGCTTAAATTACAAATGAATACACTTAAAGAAGCTGGTAAAGAAAGTTCTTTATATAAAAATAATTATAGTGGGGTTATAAGTAATGTTGAAGATTATAATGAAAAATATGGTGATAGCGGTCTACTTGATTTAGCAGCTAAAAGTGGTTTTAAACTATCAGCAAAAACTTTAAGTAAAGCCGCTTCTAAAATAGGCGCAAAACAAATAGCAAAAAGAATACCAGGTGTTGGTTTTTTTATTGGTTTATATGATGCAGTTTCTGAGGCTCTTGAAGGGGATTATGGCCAAGCTGGTATTGCATTTGCTTCTGGTGTTGCATCTACATTACCAGGTTATGGTACGGCAATATCTATTGGTTTAGATGCCGCAAACGCTGGTATTGATGCAGCGTATGGTGAAAATGTAATTCAAACTGATGACCTTTTGGTTAGAGCTAACGGAGCCATACTTAAAGGTTCACCAGGTGACGCTTTATTATTCTTTAACGAAATGGTTTTAGGACAGTCAATAGTAAATGCAAAACCAAATAAAATTAATTTAGTATTACAAGGTACAATAAAAAATATAAATAGAAGTGGTGGTACTTATTTAGCTGGTCGTGAGTTGGATGACACCATTGAACAAACATCAAAAATGGTGTTAAAACAGGTAATAACTAATTTAGAAACATCTGTTGCATAAAACAGTTTGTTTTGTATTTATAGTTAAGGGATATATAGTAAATTTAAAATATGGCACAAGGAGATTTTTTCAGTAATATGGCAAACGCCCAGCAAAGTTTATCTGACGCTAGGGCTAATGGTTTAATTACCGCACAACAGGAAGAAGACCACATGATGAAAATGGTATCATTCTATGAGGCCATAAATGCAAAAAAAGCGGCTGGTAGAGAATGGGATTTAAAAAATCAAACAATTCTTCAAAACATATCAAGGTTTGGAAAACAAATGGTTGAAGATGCCGAAAATTTAAGAGACGCTAAAAAGAATCTTAAGAAGTCGGCTGAGGAAATTAAAAAACTAGATGAAACCGCTAACAAGTTAGAAGCCAAGGGTAACAAATTGGCAGCTGACATGGTTAAGAAGAAAAAAGCTCAGTTAGAACTTGAACATGAGATTGCCGAAGTAAATGTTGAAACCGCTAAAACCGCCAGTAGTAAAATGGGCGGTGCAATGAACATGATTAGTAAAATTGGTGGGGGTATATCAACCCAATTTAGTGGTATCGGTAGTATTTTTAGCGGTATCTTGGGTACAGCCTTTAACTTGGCTAAATCTTTATTTGATATTATACTCCCAATTGAAAAAGCTTTTAAGATGTTTCTTGAAATGCAAAAAGTTGTTGGTGGTGTTGCCGCTGACATAGGTTTGACGTATAAGGAGTATAGGAATTTATTAGCCCAGATGCCGACACTATACAATGAAATTGTTGGTTATGGTGGTAAGATTGAAGATATTGGTAAAATCATTAAAGGTTTTAGTGATGAAACAGGTAAAAATCGTTTATTCAGTAAAGAAGAAATTACTGATATAGTAAAACTCGGTTATAGCACAGGGTTAGGTGTTGAAGGTGTTACTAATATGGTTGCTGAATTTGACAACCTTGGTATATCTTTAGGTACAACAATGAAAACCGCTGAAAAGGGTAGACAAGTTGCGGCCAAATTTAATATTAATCAAACAAAATTATTAAAAACAACAACTGATGTTGTTAAAAATTTAACTGGGACCGCATTTGGTAGAAGTGTTGAAGATTTAACTAAATTGGCCGCTAAAGCTGAGTCACTTAGATTTAATTTAGCTGAATCAATTAGCTCATTTAAAGATGCATTCTTTAGTCCAGAAAAAGCTGTTGAGGCTGCGGCTAAAATACAAGTTCTTGGTGGTGAAATGGCTCAGCAATTTGGTGATCCGTTCTCTTTAATGTATGAGTCAATGAATAATGCGGATGGTATGGCCGAAAAATTAATTGCAAGCGCAAAAAATCTTGCTGTTAAAAACAAAAACGGTGAATTTATCATACCACCAGCCCAAAGACAAATATTAAGAGAACAAGCTGAAGCTCTTGGACAAGATTATGATCAAATTGTAAACGCAGCGATTGAACAAGCTAAGGTTGGTGACAAAATGATTGCGTTAACTAAATCAGGTGCAAACTTGATGGGTTTTGACGAAGATCAAAAACAACAATTATCTAACTTAATGACCCTTAATAAAGGCGGTCAATACGAAATTAAAATGCCTAATGGTGTTAGTGAGTTAGTTAGTAACATTACAAGTGAGGATCAGTTAAAAAATATTTTAGCACAAAGAAAAGCTAGTGACACAGCTGCTCAAAATAGATTAACATTACAGGAAAGATTAAATATCGTTCTTGATAGATTTGCGATTGGGTTAACACCTTTATTTGAGAAACTAAATGGTTTCTTGGAAGATGAAGGTACATTGAAAAAAATTGAGGATTTGGGTAAAGGTATTGCTGAAAAATTAATACCATTTATTGATCAGTTATTTACCCCAGGTGGTAAATTAGATACTGGTATTAAATTCTTTTTACAAAACTTTAATGGTTTTTTAGATGAGGTTAAAGGTATTATGAGCGGTAAGGGTACTTTCTGGGAAAAAATTAAAGGTATATTCTCATCATTTGTTGATTTTGCGACTAAAACAATTTTACCGTACATACAATATGTATTTGGTAATATTTTTACGGCTTTAAAGGATGTACCAGGTATTGGTGACGCTTTAAATACCGCTGGTGAACAATTAATAGCCAAGTCGTTCCAGTACGAAGGTAAAAAAGATAAAGACGGTAATCCAATATATAATAAAGGCACTGTTGGTATGGCTGGTGGTGAGGCCGCTGCTAATAAAATATTGGAAAGCGCTAAGGGTAATTTAAGTAAATCCGAAAGTAGTAATAACATATTTACGAGAGCTATATCATCAGTTGGTAATTTATTAACTGGTACTGGTCATAGTATTGCGGCTGGTGCACAGGGTTTATTTGGTTATGATTCAACAGAGCAACAAAGATCGGCTAGAATTGACTTAGAATTGTCTGGTGCCCAAATTGTTGATGCAGTTGGTGGTCTTTTTTCTGAAAGTTTGGATAACAACAGTTTTGAAATGGCCGCAAGGGATAAAATGAGGACAACAGAGGGTTATAATAAAGTTGATTACCTAGACCAAATACCAGTAAAAGATGCAATGGTTTATGCAAACGGCCAATACATCAAAGGCGGTAAGGGTGATGCCGTTGCTTTCTTAGATGAAATGGCTTTTGGTAAAGCGTATAAAAATTCAATGGGGGGTGGTGGAACAAGCACAACAGTTACGGTAAATGTTTCTGGTGTAATTGAACATGATTCACCTAGCGGTAAAAGATCAATAACAGCCAAACAATTATATGATTCAGATCCAGAAATGTTTGGTTCATTTATAAAAGCAACCATGGCTAAGAATGATTATGGTAGTGCTAACTACATTGTTGATTTCGGTGTGGTACCAATTAGTGATATAGGATAAAAAAAACAATTTAAATAATATTTATAGGATATGAGTCTTAATAGTATTTCAGGACAATTTAGAAACACAGTTCTAAATTTAAATTTACAATCTCCACCTGATATTGTAACAGGTTTAGTTAATTTAACTAACTCGGTTACTGTTAGTGCTTATTTAGATTCTTTGGGTCAAGATGCTGTCGTAAATAATTTTTCAGTACAAAACCCAGGAGACGTTGATACAGCTGGTGATCCAGCTAGAACAGCAAATCTTAACAGAACACTAAACACACCAACTGATATTACAGCTGGTATAACTGATTTAACACCTAATCAACAATATGTTGCTAGTTTTATTAGTGGTAGAGGATCTGTAACAACAATTAACGATTATACTAACGTAAATCCTGGTGATGTATTAACCGATGCGGTCTCACCAAGAATTTTAGATCTTGGGAAGAATTTAAACACTCCAGGTGATATTACAGCAGGTGTACAAGACCTGACACCAAACGCTCAGTTCGCAGCTCAATATTTGGGTGGTAGAGGTGCCTTTAGTGTTATCAACGATTTCAATGTCATCAATCCTGGTGATGTATTAACCGATGCGGTCGCTCCTAGACTTTTAGATTTAAATAAAAACTTAAATACCCCAGGTGATATTACAGCAGGGGTACAAGACTTAACACCAAATGCGCAATTTGCGGCTCAATACTTAGCTGGTAGAGGGTCATTTAGTGTAATTAACGATTTTAATGTTATCAATCCAGGTGATGTGTTAACAGATGCTGTTGCACCAAGACTTCTAGATTTAAATAGAAACTTAAACACACCTACTGACATTACGGCTGGTGTAAATGATTTAACACCAAATGCGGCATTAGCGTCCCAATATTTGGCGGGTAGAGGTTCATTTAGCGTAATTAACGACTTTGTTGTTGTTAACCCTGGTGATGTAATCACAGATGCTGTTGCACCAAGAATTTTAAACTTTGCACAAACTCTCAATACACCTACCGATATCACAGCTGGTGTACAAGACTTGACACCTAATTCAACTCTGGCGGCACAATACCTATCAGGTAGAGGTGCGTTTGCACCAGTAAACACAACACCAAATATTAATCCAGGTGATGTTATCACAGATGCCGTTGCACCAAGAACATTAAACTTTAACAGAACACTAAACACACCAACAGACATTACGGCTGGTGTAAATGACCTTAGTGGTGCATACGCTGCACAATATTTAGCTGGTAGAGGAGCTTTTAGTGTTATAAACGATTATATAAACGTAAACCCAGGTAATGTTCAGACTGACGCTGTTGCACCAAGAACATTAAACTTTAATAGAACATTAAATACCCCTATTGATATTACGGCTGGTATAAATGACCTTAGCGGTTCTTTTGCCGCTCAATATCTTTCTGGTAGAGGTATAGATACTGTTATTAATGATTACACAAACGTTAACCCTGGTAATGTTGTTGTACAGTCATTAGCACCAAGAACATTAAACTTAAATAGAAACTTAAACACCCCTACAGATATCACAGTTGGTTTAACCAACCTTAGTGGTGCATTCGCTGCCCAATATTTAGCTGGTAGAGGTATGGATACTATTATTAATGATTTTGTTGTTATAAATCCAGGTGATGTTATGACACAAGGTTTAGCACCAAGAACGCTAAACTTATCAATGACATTAAACACACCTATTGATATCACGTCTGGTATTAGTACGTTAACGGCTAATGCTTCTTTAGCGGCTCAATACTTAGCTGGTAGAGGCACCAGTGCGGCTATTAATACATTACCTAACGTTAACCCTGGCAATGTTGTTACAATAGCTAACCCACAAAGGATTAGTTTGTTTAACAGAAACATTATTAAAGATCCTTTAAATGATGCAACCGACCAATTCACAATTGCTAATCCAGGTACCGTTGCTATTGGAGCTGATACCATTATTAATGATTATACCATTTTAAACCAATCTGAATTAGCACCATTCACACAGCAATGGGCTGATTCAAACATTAGAAATAGGTATCAAGCGGAATTAACTGAGTTAATTGATAATACTGGTGATATTTTCTTAAATAACGATCCAAACACGCCTCAAAACCCTTATTTAACTGAGGATAAATTAAATAACGCTGACCCAACACAATTGGTTTTAGGTGATTTAATTAACCTACCAACAGCATCAACCCCGTTGAGCGCTTTACTTGGCGCTGATTTAAATGTGGCTAACCTGTTAACAGAACCAGGTCTTAAAAACGATACTTTATTAGCGCAAATAGGCGCTTTAGAATTAAAGTTCCATTTAGAAGCTAGACTTGCCGCTAAATTAGCACAGGAAGCTCTAGGATTAACTACCATAGATGATATGGTAACTAACCCACTTAAAATAATTGAGTTCATTAAAAACCCTAGTTCTATACTTGAGAGAGGTAATGCTGATATTACAACATTTAAAGGTAATTTGGGTAAGGTCGCTAGTTTCTTATCAGATATTAGTGGTTTGGGTGGTTTAACATCTGCATTTTTTACTGATGACTCTGTTGTTTTAAGACCAACCTGTTTTTCTGAATCAGAATATGGTGCTTATGATATAGAGAAAAAAATAGAAGATAGAGATTTAAGTAGAATCGAAGAGACTGGTAGAGCACAAAGATTCTCACTTTTTCTTAATTTAGGTATTAATAAATACACACCAGATTTTATTGACAAACTAGGTAGGTCTGACAGAAAAATGTTAGAGGGTTCAGCTAAAACACAAAGAGGTGTTGAAGATTTAACATTTAAAACCTACATAAGTGGGGGTATTAACGGTATATTTTATTTATTACAAGATATAAACGGTTTACAGGTTAAAACTAATACGGAATTAACAAGAGCCTTAACAAAGGGTCCTAATAATATAGAAAATTATTATTCAGAACCAGGTGTTGAAACGGTTTCAAAATACGGTTCAGTACAAACCTCATTTGTGTGGAGAGGTACGACTAAAGAAACTTTCTTAGATCCAGTTAATAGACAAACATTATCTGACGAATGGGATGGTAGAATCAAAGACAATGATACTTTATCAAAAACCAAGAGATTCCGTGACTGCTCTATTTTAGATGTTACACAAAGTTTGCTAGAAGCTGGTATTGATAATAGATCTGCAAGAGCTATTGACCAAACAAAAACAAAATTTACGGATGGTTACAATTTCGCACCAAAAGGTAGCGGTGTAATCACACCATACAGAACGGAAAGATTAAGTAAAGATGGTAAAGATGTTGTTGGTTACAAATATTATGTACCAGGCCTTGATGCTGCTGGTAATAGAGATCAGAAAAGAATGTATGATGAGGTTGAGCTATGTAGAACATGGACAAAGGCCAAACCATTTACAAAAATTACCGATCTTATTAGATGGAAAGAATTACATAGAAAAGAAAGAAACTCAGTATTAGATAGATACGGAAACTTAAACATTCACCCATCAGCACTTAACGTTAATGAGGGTTACGGTAGATTAGGTGATGGTCTTGGTGATGCTGTTGTTGAGGCTTTTGGTGAAAAAAGAGCTAGAAAATACATGTTTTCTATTGAGAATTTAGCTTGGAGAGAATCTAGGTTATTCGCTGACTTACCACCTTGTGAAAAAGGTTCTAACGGTGGTAGAATTATGTGGTTTCCACCATACAACATTAGATTTACAGATGATACAACAACAAACTGGACAGCCCATCAGTTCTTAGGTAGACCAGAACCCATATACACTTACCAAAATACGGAAAGATCTGGTACTTTGAGTTGGGATATTGTTGTCGATCACCCAACAATTTTGAATTTATTAGTTTCTAAAGAATTTGCTTCATTAACAGACGGTGAAGTTGACGAATTATTGGGAGCTTTCTGGGCGGGTTGTTTAGAATACGATGTTTTTGAATTGGCTAGAATATGGGGAGTTTTTAGTGAGTCTGATATCGAATATTTCCAAAAAGTTATAGAGGATTTAGATATAAGATTACCAAACGAGGTTATTAGAAAAAAAGTTAAAAGCGCTGGTGTTAATAATGATAGAACAATCGAAATAGAAACCGATGACCAAGCAGCACCATCGATACCACAGTTTAATTTGTTTTTTGAAAACGATATACCTTTACCATCAAGTTCGTACAAAGCAAAAACGTTTACCGTTGATTCATACGATAAATATTTTCAAATATATACCGATTTAGCGAATGGTATAAATATAGATAAAAACTCCGAGTACCAAGAGGAAGCGGCTTGGGGTAGTACTAAAGGTTCTGGTTTAGATGATAAAGGATGGATTCGTTACGATAAAGCTATTGGTAATAAAATGCCAGAAGGTAGCAGATACTTTTTTGAAAAGGATAGAGAACAATTCCCAGCAAAAACATTTGGTTACGAACAACAATTCAATAGCTTAAAAGATAGTGATTATTCAGCTAAGAATTATGCGACAACTAAAGACCATAACTTAACAATTGATATGGTTGCTCACGCCTCACCATCAGCACCTGGTAACTCAGTACAAAGTATACAAGCGTATAACGATAAGTTAGCCGCTAGACGTTTTGTTTCCGTAACAAAATGGTTTATACCAAATGTTTTAAGTAACGACACAATTAAATGTTATAATGTTAATGATGGGTTGGAGATAACACCTGATAACATTGATAGCATCTTTGGTGCTAGTCTTGAAGATGCTAGTACAATTACAATATTAAGGGGTGATGTAAATGAACCAAGCAAAAGACAGCGAATAGTTTTAAACGTTTCCGCTGCGGTTGGTTTAACAACAGATGATATATTTCCGACAGATCCAGCCTCTGAATATGCTACGTTATTTGGTATGCCTAAAATTTTTAACGTTGCTGGTGAAGATATACAATATTATGAAATATCTTTTGATAATAAAATTTATTATATGGTTAAAACATATGATGAATACGATAAAGTTGAAAATAAATTTAAACCAAATGGTACGTTAATAGCTAACAGTTTTATTGGTACCGCTATTGCTGTTAGAACAAAACCAAGTGGCGGGGTAACAGGAATAAAGAGAAGACAAGCTGACGTTATTTGTGGTAACTTATCATCAAACGCTTCTTATGCTAGAAGGGTTGAGATAAATTCTATTTTAGCACCTAAAGAGATTCCAATTGAAAGAGTTACACCACCATCAATTGACCCACCAAGAGAAATTGAGGAAAAATTTGTAACAACAAATGTGACCAAAAGAGAGATAGCGCAGAGAATATTGAACAAATTATTAACTGAGTGCGATTATTTTGAATACCTTTCAAAAGAAACACCTATACTTTACGATAGTTTAAAGACTAAGTTGAAGTATTTTACACCAGCTTTCCACTCAATGACACCCGAAGGATTAAACA